CACATTGCAGTGGTCAAGGGTTCCGGACATCTCGTCTCACTCCTTCAGCGCGCGTGGACTTCGCACACCCACCGCTGTACCCCGTGCATCAACATCCGCTCGGGGCTGTCAGCGTCGGGTTCATCAAACACTTCTTCGAACTCGCACGTCAGCGACCCAGCCACGAACTCGTAGCCGCTCACGTTCACCGCGGCGCGCTCGAGCAGCCACGCGATACGGTTCAGAATCGTGTGCGTCTCGCTCGGCCCCTTGTGGTCGCTCCACACGTCGAACTGGACCGTGACGTGACCGCCCACCCGCTGCATTGCCCCGCTGTCGTTCGCTCGGCTTCTACGGCCAAGCACTAGATACGGAAACGTCGCGCGCGTCGCGCCTGGCACGTAGCCGTAGATACCCGTGACCAGCGCGCCGAGCGTCTCATCCGCGTCGAGCACCACCTTCAACGCATCGACGACGGCCTGCACAGGTGACCCGCTCACGCGGCCTCACGACACGGCATCCGGAGCCATTCGTGCCGGCCGTCCACGTCGATGGGCGGCCCGACAATCTCCAGCGTCACGTCCTCAATACCGTGGTGCACCAATCGGACGCGGCCCCCGTCGAGGTCGGCGCGGTGCGTCTGCCAGTAGCGCAGCGTCACGTCGTGCGAGATGCGCGGGTCAATCTGGCGCGCGCGCTCAAGGTCGCGCCCCGACAGCGGCTGCACCTTCGCCGCCACCCGGCGATACACCGTCGCCCACGCTTCGGTGACGCCGTCGTGGCCGTCCGATGTCTCGGTGCGGCGCTCGATGGTCACGCGGTCGCGAAGGTCACCGGAGCGCATCAGTCGTCCTCACGCCACCACACACGGTGTGGCGCCCACAGCGCTTCGACGGAAAACGGCAGCGCCATCATGCGACTGTCGCCTACCGCTTCACGGTTGGCGTAGTAGTGGCCGACCAGCAACAGCGCACCCATGCGAATCGCCGCTGGCACATCGACCGGTCGCGTCCAGCCGACGACGTAGGCCACCTCAATGCGGTTTTCGCGGTCAGCCTGCAGCGCCGGGAAGGTCGCGTTCGGCGCACGCATCAGGCAGCCCGGCTGCGCGATGGTGTCAGTCACGTAGTAGCTGCTCGCCAGCGTCGTCAGCGTGCCATCGGCCGCGCGATACTTCACCGAGGTGATGCTCTGCAGCGGCGCGGCGTTGGGCAGATACAGCTCGTCGAACCAGTCTTCACGGCCGACGGTCCACGTCTGCGTGAGCAGCCCGCGGTGCAGGTAGTTCTCGGCGGCATCGGTCGCCGCCTGGATGTAGGTCGACAGCAGCGCGTCGTCGTCGGGCTGATCGATCCGACACTGCGCCCGCGCCTCTGCAATCGTCAGCAAAGACAGCACCGGGTCGGTCGTTCGTCGCCACACCGTCGACATCGCTACCGCTTCCCTCGCTTCGTTTCGAGCACCACCGGCTCAGGCTTCTGCTCGTGCGGACCAGGCGCGACCGGTTCGGCCTCGCCTGCTTCGAGCAGCCGACGCGCCACCACATCTGGCAGCTCGTAGACCTCGCCGATGGAGAGTGGCCGCTCGGTCCCTGCGTCCTGCAGGAACCGAGCAGCCAGCATCCGCACGCGCATCGGCTTAGTTCGCCGACGCCGCGAGCTGGTTCACCGCCGGGGCCTTGCCTTCGAGAATGGCCACGCCAGCGATGAAGTGGTTGCCGGTGTTGTTGGCCGGCGTCAGGGTCAAGCGGATGTAGCGCTTCGACCCGACGTAGCCGATCGCGCGCGTCTCGCCGTCGTCGGCGAACGTGTAGCTGCCGGCCGCTTCGGGCGCGGTGCCAGGCGTCATCGTGACCATGTCCGCATCGGCCACCGCGGCGTTGTCGGACAGCGCCGAGTTGTCGCCTTCTTCGAGCAGGGCCGTCACGGTCGCATCGGCGTCCGCGTTGGTGCCCGTGATGTAGACCAGGGTGACGCTGTCGTAGCCCTGCGTGTCGATGATGCTGCTCACCGTGGCCGTGTTGTCGGTCACTGCCGCAGCCGGGGCGATCAGCGGCCGGATGCGCTTGGTGCTGAGTCCGTCTCGCATGTGCGTGCTCTCCTCGTCGAACCGTGAATAGATGAAAGGGTGAGAGGGGCGCGGCAACCACTTGGCCGCCGCGCGACACCTCAACCGTCAGTTCGCGATTACGCGAACTTCAGGAACTTGATCGCCTCGAAGTCGACGATGTCGCCGCCCACACGCGCGGTCGTGTAGAAGATGACGTAGGGCTTCGAGGTGAACGGGTCGACCAGCACCGACACGCCCTGGCGGTCGACGATCTGGTAGGCGCGCTGCATGTTGCCGTAGGCGACGGCCAGCGCCGACGCGGTGCTGTAGTTCGCCATGTCCTGCAGGACGTTGATCGGCGCGCCGAGCAACTGGTCGGGCACACCCGCCGCGAACGACGGGATGAACACGAACTTGCCCGCGCTCGACGCATCCGTCAGGTTGCGGATGGAGAACTTGGTCAGGCGGTTCATGTAGAACGCCGACCCAGGCACGTAGGTGTCCTTGAGCAGCCCCATCAGCGAGTTGAGCTTCTGGATGCCGTTCGGATCGGTGCCCCAGCCACCGCTGGTGCCGGTACCGACGTGCTCAGGCGTACCCCACGCGTAGGTCGTGGACGTGGTGTAGCTGGCGAAGCCGCGCGGCTGGCCGGAGCCTGAACCGGTGACGAACGCCGTGTTCTGCAGGCGCGACAGCTTGTCGGCTACCTTGCCGGCGAGCCACGCCGCCACGTCGATGTTCGCGTCGTTGATCAGCTTCTGGCTGGCCTTCGGCTGCGAGTACAGCTCGTGCACGGGGATGCGCCACGGCGTCGGCACGGCCGGCGTGTTCGAATCCGACCGCGTGCCGAGTTCCGACACCCAGCCGCCGCTGGCATCGTCGAGGTCCGCCGAGCCTTCGAGCGCGTCGCTGCCGATCGCCTGGACCGACGCAAAGCGCCGCATTTCCGACGTCTCGAACACCTTCGCGACGACCTGGCCGCTCTTGTCCGGCGTCACGAGGTAGCCACCGGCATAGTCACTGCCGACCGAAAGGGCGCGCTGCTCGTCGGCCGACAGCCCCTTTTCGCCGACGCGCAGGTAGCGGTCGAACGCCTTGGCGTAGAGCTTGTACTCCTCGGCGCTGGCGGGCTGGATGGTGGTCTGCCCCTTGGCGATCGCGACCGATCGGCGCTCGAAGTTGAACGCGCGGGTTTCCGCCTCGATCTTGTCCTTGCCTTCGGTGCCGGCAAGACCTTCCTTCTCAAGACGCGCCAGAGCCGCCCGCTGCGCGATGAAGTCTTCGTTCATCTTCGACGCGGCCTCGATGGCCTCGTTCAGCTTCGCGCGGGTCTCGGTAAGCAGCGGGTCGACCGCGGCGCCCTTGGCTTCGAGCGCCTTGATCTTCTCGTTGATGTGTTCGAACTGGCCCTTGTAGAGCCGACCGGCCTCGTCGAGGGCCGCTTTCACTTCCTGCATTTCCATGTCCTATGCTCCTGTGGCAATCGCGCCGAAGCGGCGCACCGATTCGAGCAGGTCGCTCAGCTCATTCGACTGGGCCGCCTCCCGCTGCACCTGTCGGAATCCCTTCGCGATGATGGTTTTCGCTTCCGCTTCGGTGAATCCGGCCTCCCGCCGCAGCCACCGTTCGAACTCGCGCTCAGTGGGGAGCGCGCCGTCTGCCGCCTTCACGCCTGTGACGCGGGCGGCATCATTGGCCGGGAACGTCACGAGCGATGTTTCCCAAAGTCGAATAGCCTTCAGCGTGCGCACGCCCGTGGCGTCGTCTACGGCGTAGCCGTTCGGGTACACGTTGAAACCAATAGAGAGCCCCGACAGCGCGCCGTCCTTCAGCAGCGTGTAAGCCTCGCGCCCGAGCTGCGTATCCGACAGCCGCCCCTTCACGTAGAGGCCCGTCGCGTCCTCGGCCATCGACTCGTAGACGCCGATCGGCGCCGACGTGTCGTGCTGCCAGAGCAGCGCAGGCATGCGCCCTGCCGCCTTGGCCTCCTTCAGCGACCGCTTGAACGCGCCAGGGGCCACGATGTCGGCGTAGCTGTCGAGCACACCGAACACCGAGCCGTAGCCCTCGAAGGTGCGCGTCTCGCCATCGCCGATCGCTTTCATGTCGAACGGGACTACCATCCGTTCACGCATCAGTTCGCTCCGTTGCCGCTGCTCGGCGTCCAGCCCAGAGGGGCGAGGTTCGTCGGCTGCAGGTACACGTCGCCGCCGTCGATCGGGTTCATGTTCTCGAAGGCGCGAATGTCGTTCGCGCTGTACGCGCCGACCTCACGCATCACCCGGTAAAACTGCCCGCGGGCGTTCTGGTCGCCACGCAGCAAGCCGTCCAGCGAGAACTCGATGTAGAACTTGTCAGGCTGCGCGATCAGCTCACGCGTCAACCGCTGTTCCCACAGCACTAGGTCAGGGCGCAGCGTGAAGACGAGGAACCCGATCTGCTGCTGCTCGATGCCCGTGCCCCAGCTCGTGCTCTTTTCGGTGTCACCGATCATGTGAGGCGGCACATGGAACGCGCCCGCAATCTCCGCACGCGTGAAGGCCCGCGTCTGGAGAAACTGGCCGTCGTCAGGAGCGAGCGAAAGCTGCTCGATCTCCATGCCTTCCTCGATCACGGCGACGCGCTTCTTGTCGGCCCCGCGGCCGTAGGTCTCTTCCCACGACTTTTCGAGACCCACGCGGGCCGTCTCGCTCAGCGTCTTGGGATGGCGCAGCGCAATCGACGGCGTGGCATCGCGCGACCACAGCGCGTTGGCATGCTCCTGCGTGGCGATCGAACCGCCGATGGCCTCGCGCATGTCGTGCAGGACCGAGCGCCCCTCCTGCCCGTCCGTGCTCAGACCCTTCAGGTGCAGAATTTCTCCGGGCGCAAACTCTAACGGTGCCTGGCCGTTCTTCCGCGTCAGCTTGTAGCCCGCCGGTCCCCCGAGGTCGCGGCCGTCCAGCACCTCGACTCGGTCCGGGTGTAACGGAATCAGCTCGACGACTTCCGGGTAGAGATTCCCGTCCGACCCGCGTACGGACTGGATGTTCTTCCAGGCGTAGGCGTTTCCGCGCAGGACGCGGTGCGCCTCAAGCATCCCGAACAGTTCGGCTCGCGTCTGCCAGCTATTCGGTTGAGAAAGAACCTTAGCGGCGCGGTGCCAATCAGCCGGCGCCTTCTCGCGCGCGCTTTTGCGCTCGTAGACCTTCACGGGAAGGCTGGAGAGCGCCCGCGACCGCAACGACACGCACGTCAAGACCGCCGCCACCGACAGCGCGCTCGACTCGTCGACGCTGGCGCCAGACGAACTCTGCACGCCGCGCGACAGGTACTTCAGCAGGTCATACGGCGAGCCGATGCCTGAGCGACGCTCGAAGAGCGGGACGAACGGATTCCTCACCGCGCCTCACGCGCCGACCCCAGACCACCTGCCACGAAGGCGATACCACCACCGACGAGCAGCGCCCAGCCGACGCCAAACTGCACACCGATCCCGGTGACCATCGCGAAAAACCCGGCGACCGAGAACCAAGTGGAGATAGACACCTGCCTGAGTGGCAGGATGCCAAGAGAAGGAAAGGCTGGCTATTTACCGCTACAAAAATCGGCAAGCACGGCGCGCACAAGTTCGGGCACCGTCGTACGCGACTCACTGGCGCGTCGGAACAGCGCATCGTAGGTCTCATCTGGCACACGCACGGGCGTGGAGCCATTCGGCATCACGCGCGGCCGACCGCGGCGCCGCGACAGGACCGTCAGTGTCTGGCGTTCGTAGATGGAGGACTCGTCGCTCATGGGCGCTTCGCTCCGAAGGTCATCATGCCGCGCGTCTCGTACACCGATTTGCCGCCGGTGGCCTCCGCTCCGGCCGCGATCGCGTCCGTGCGAGCCTCCCAGCTCAGAACCGAGGCCATCGCCGCGTCCATCTTGAGCGGTGAGTCTGGCCGCTCCTTGCGAATGAGGCACAGCGGCTTGCCCTGCTCGTCGCGGTAGCCCTTCAGCTCTTCGCGGCGGGCGTTGGCGATGTGCCTGGTGACGTCCTTGTGGCCCTCGTGTGACACCGTGCCGGTCTTGATGGCGGTGGTGAAGCCCTCAATCGCGCGGGCCATCTGGAGCCGACGCGTCGTCAGCCATTCGATCACGCGCTCTTCGCCGAACTCTCCGCGCCATGCTGCCAGCCAGGACTGCCAGTACGCCGGATCAGCGTAGAGACGCCACACGTCATACACCGCAAAGGCATCGCGCACCGCGCGGTCAACGTCCTCGGCCGGTACCTGCCACGTTTGGTCAGCCGGCAGCAGTTTGGGCCGCTCCCAGAGCCCCAGCAACCACTGAAACCCGGTCTCGACGTGCGTGGCCACCAGCGCTGTTGAGTCGAAGAACTGCGCACCATCGAAGCCCAGCACGATGAGGTCGCCCGGCTTCACCGGTGACGGCTTCACCAGCTCGTGCCAGCGCACGACGTCGAACGCCTGCGTGGCACCCTTCACCAGCCGATTGCACCAGACGCGCTCGAGATACGCCTTGTCGGTAGTTGGGTCTGCCCACAGGCCAGCAATGGCGTCGATGTCGCGCCAGGCTGCAGCCGGGCCAGACGCTTCGATGATGGCGGCCCGCACACCTTCGCGCGTCGTCAGGTCGTGATGGTCGCTCGCCTGTCGATGGAAGAAGAACAGCGAGGCGTCGGTGATGAGGCCGTCATCGACCGCCTTGGCGTAGTCCATGGTCGCCTCGGCCACCGACCCGGTGCCGGGCTCCGGCGCCGTGGTCGTCTCGAGCATCCACGGGTCGGCCAGCTTGCGCTTCGCGAGGTTGTTCTGCATCGTCTGGTGCGCCTGCTTCAACCTCGGCAGGGTCCACCAGTGCGTCTCGTCCATGACGCAGAACGTGGTGCGCGCACCGTCTCGCGCGTTCGGGCTCGAGCTGAGCGACACGGCTTTGCCGTCGCCGGTCAGACGCTGAATACGCTCCAGGCCGACGTCGAAGTCCTTCGCGCAGGGCCCCTCCTCGATGATCACGCGCATGGCCCCGTATGCCAGTTCGTCGCTCTGCTCTTCGGTGTACGCCACCAGCGGGATATACGGGTCGGTCACAGGACCGCCGATCGGCTCGCCGTCCTCGGTCCAGCCGATGCAGCGCACCGGGGCTTCGTGGTGCAGTTCGCAGATCGCAATCCACGCCGCCAACTCCGTCTTCGCCAGCCCCTTGGGCAGCGACAGACCGGCGCGCTTGAATCGGCGCCGGCCGGCCAGCTCGTGGCCCTCCGGGTAGAGTTCGTACATGCGGTAGACGAGCGCGCGCTTCTCGTCGTCGAGCACGGCTGGCTGCCCGCGAAGGTCACCAGGGCCGAACACGAGCCGCTCCTCGATGAACGCGCAGATTTGCGGCCCGAGCGTCGGGTACAGTTCCCGGTCCATCGGGACGGTGAGGATCACTTCGCCGCCATCAGGATGGCGCGCGGGTCAGCGGTCGAGCGCGAGACCGCCCGCGGCTGAAACACGAACTGCTTTGCTGGCGCCTGCGGCTGGTTGGCATGCGCCGAAGCGGACTGCAGGTTTAACTGCTTGACCAGGGCGGCGAAGCGCGCCATCGACATCAGTTGCACGACGGGCTTCGTGTCGACGTCGTAGGCCAATTCCAGCGCACGAGCGGCGAGCGCCACGAGCTGGTGGTCGGTCGGACTGAGCACGTAGGCATCGCGGACCGCCTCGGCCCATCCGCGCCAGTCGGTCGCGGTCGGTGCTGGAGGCGTAGCCTTGCCTTCTTTCAGTTCGACGGCCGGTTTCGCTTTGACCTTGCCGGCTTGCATCCACCTGGTGATGGTTGACCGGTCGACGCCAAGTTCACGAGCCGCAGCGGTGAGGTCAGGCGTCCTGTCGATAACCGCCTGCACGTCGCCCATCGCCCTCAGCTTGTGCGTCCGCTTCGACCCCACCTATGCAAACCCCTATGCAAAGTTCTTTTTCTGAC